ATAGAACAAACATATTTAAAAAAAAAAAAATTAGAAACAATATTCAAATATAACAAACCATTATCCATAAAAGATGCAATATATTATTTAAATAAAGTGATTGATTCAAGTGATCCTGATACAGATCATGAGCAAATTTATCATGGATATCAAACTGCTGAAAATATAAGACAAAATTACTTTACTAATGACAATTTTAATTCTATAAATAATATTCATATTACAGAATTATTTAGTACAACCGAATGGGATAATTTACCAAAAGAATATCAACAACTTTATAATACAAATATAAGTGATTATTATAATCATATTACAGATTGGTCATGGTTACTTGTTATAGGTTTAATTCATGATTTAGGTAAAGTATTAGTATTACCTGAATTTGGATGCTTACCAGAGTATTTTTCAGTTGGTGATATTTATCCACTTGGATGTTTATTTCAAGAATCAAACATATATTATGAAAAAAAATATTTTAAACTGTGTCCAGATTACAAAAATAAAGATTTTAAGACGCTTAATGGTATTTATAAACCTAATTGTGGATTTGAAAATATTACTATGACATTTAGTCATGACTATTATTTATATAATGTATTTTTAAAATCAACTCATATTTTACCGGATGAAGCATTATATATTATACGATTTCATTCATTTTATGCATGGCATACACCTCATAACAATATTAGGTCATATAAAAATCTTGCTAGTGAGTTAGATTGGAAAAATTTACCATTATTAAAATTATTTCAAAAAACAGACTTATATTCAAAACATAATGAATTACCAAATATAAAGAATCTAGAACCATTTTATGAAAATATTCTCAATAAGTATATTCAAAATCATTTACTATTTTAGTTTAATATTTATAATTCTTAGCATTTTTTACTTCACTTTTATAATTTTTATGAATATTTTCTAATTCATTTTTATAATTATTTTCTTCTTGTATTTTTTTATCCATTTTTCTTTTTAATACTGTATCACGTGTAGACATTTTAATTATTTGTTTATTTTTATAATTTCCTACTTCTTCATTTTGTATCAGTGTATCAATTTTTTCATTTTGTATAAATGTATCAACTTTTTCATTTTGTATAAATGTATCAACTTCTTCATGTTGTATCAATCTATCAACTTCTTGTTGTTTTTCTAAATCCACTTGATATTGATTTAATTGTTTTTCTTTTTCTTGTAAATCCACTTGATATTGATTTAATTGTTTTTCTTTTTCTTGTAAATCCGCTTGATATTTATTTAATTGTTTTTCTTTTTCTTTAGTTTTATTTTCTAAATATTTTAAAATTTCTTTTTCTGCAACATAATTTAATGATTCGGTTTTCTTGCTTGCATTGTTTATACAATCAATAATATCAAGTGATTTACATTTCATTTCCTCATTATTGGTTTGTGTAGTACTTTCTAATTTATTTATACTATTTGTTTGTGTATAAGTAGTATTTGTAATATTGTATGTTTGTGTAAAATTATTTTTTTTGTTTTTTAGTGATTGTCTAAAAAAATCTTTTAAGTTTTTAAATTCAATATTAAAATAATATAATTCAGTTTTATCAACAAATACTAAATCATTTAATATATTACAACAATTGCTACATACATGATTTGATGTATTAAAAACTTTAAAGTTTTTTAAACAATTAATACAAAAAATTTTTCCACATTTTCTACAATGATGTTTTCTTAAAATTAAATTAAATCTTGATGAGCAATTACAACAATTAGAACAATCTTTATCATTATCCCATTTAATATTAAACATTAATAATATTTATATTTTAATTTTAGTATTCTACCATAATATTTATTAATATTATTATTATCTATAATATTTATTATATTATCTATATTATCTTCTTGTTTATATACATTTTTTAATTGTTCATCAATATATTGTTTAAATTTATTATTTTTTTTTATGTGATTAATTATATTTAAATTAATATTTTTAGTTAAATTTCTATATTTTTGTATAGAATTACCTTCATTAAATGGATAATATTTATTACAAAAAAGTATTTTTAATATTATAAAATATGCTAATAATACCTTTTGTTTAGTATAATCATTTTTAAATATAACAAAGTTCTCCATTGGTTCTAATGTCCAATATCCATTACTATTTAATAAAAATATACATTTAATTATATTTAAATCTTTATTAAATAATATATTAATATAATTTCCAGGAGGGTCAATATATATATTTGTTATTTTGGTATGTACCTCATATTTGTAAGTTATATTTTGTTTACAATTTAATATTTTTTTATCATCTACGTATCCTGAAATATTTTTTTTATTATTTTCTGCAAGTTTATAAAATTTATATAATATATTTTTACTAATTAATTCAACTAGATTATTACTTTGAGTTTCAGTTTGTAAATAATTATAACTACTATATAAATTATCTTTCGACTCTATTAAATCCTTCCATATATTTAATTTGTCTTTAGTTTCAATATCTTCTAGATTTTTTGATTTATTATTTAAATCTTCTTTTTTAATTTCAGTATTTGACTCATCATCCGTTATAGTAACATCTTTTTTTATTTTGATATCTTGTACATCTTGTACATCTTGTACATCTTGTACATCTTGTACATCTTGTACATCTTGTATATCTTGTACATCTTGTACATCTTGTACATCTTGTACATCTTGTACATCTTGTATATCTTGTACATCTTGTATATCTTGTACATCTTGTATATCTTGTATATCTTGTATATCTTGTACACCTTGTATATTTGTACATTGATTAATTTTATTTAAATATTGTTCATTATTTTGATAAACTAATGATTTATTAACATTATTTGTATGTATACTTTTTTGTTTTGATTCAGATTCTGTATTTTTTTGTTTTGATTGATTATTTAAAATATTAAAAAACTCACTCGTATTTAGTTTTATTTTTGAAGTATCAATATTATTATTTATATTATTTATATTATTAATTTTTATTGATTCGCTATTGATTAATGATTCTTTTTGTACATCATTTAATAATTTATTTGTAGATATATATTCAATATTATCATTATTATTATCAATATTATTATCAATATTATCAATATTATCATTATTATTATTATTATTATTATTATTATTATTATTATTGTCAAAAAAATTATCATCCGGATTTTTTAAACTATAATTATTATCTATGTTAATATTTTTAATCTCAGAATAATTATCTTCTACTTTAAAATCTTCAATATTTAAATCATAATCATCTAAATTAAGACTCTTATCTGAATTATTACTACTATTATCCGATACCACATCAAGAGAATAATAGACTACATCATTATTTTTAAATGTAGTTTCTTTTAAATCTATTTCCGATAATATAATATCATTCATATTACTAGCTATTTTCTTTTTCTTCATTTATATTAATTATAATACAAAAAAAACTTAATATACATTACATTATATATTAAATTAATTTAAATTATATTTTATTATAATATATGTATGATACAATAGATATTAATAATAATAAAAAATTTTATAATTTTAGTAAATTAAGTAAACTAGTTTCATATAAAAACTTACTATATAATAGCATAATAATTTATTATATAATATTTAAAAGACTAAGTAATACTAATAATGTAAATAACGTAAGTAATGTAAGTAATGTAAATAATGTAAGTAAAGTAAGTAAAGTAAGTAATGTAAATGATTACTTTAATAAACTGCCTAATATTAATAAAATTACTAATAATATATCAATTTATAATAATTATGAAAATAATTATATGAAATTATATAATGAAATATTAGATAAATTTAATACTTTAGAAGGTAAACTTAATTTTATTGATTCAACAGAAATTAAAAATTTATTGAAAAATCTTAGAGATTTAAAAGGTAATTTAAATTTACATATTGAAAATAATAAAATAAATAAATCAAATAATGAAATTGAACAACACAATCAAAATATTAATGAATATAATAGTCAATTAAAAAAACACACAACAAATAGTAAAGATATAGATTATCTTAAAAATCTAATAGAAAATTTAGAAAATAATAATACTGATAAATCAATAACAAAAGACTATGAAAATCAGTTAGTGCAAAAAAAAACAAATGAAAAAAATTTATTAGTACGTATTGACGAGTTAAATAATATTATAAAAAACTATATTACCGAAAATAATAATTATGTTAAAAATAATGAATTATTGAAAAAACAAATAGAAACTTTAAATATATATATAAGTGAAAACAAGAATAAAATAAAAATGTGCGAAGATCAGTTAAAAATATATAAACATAAAAATGAAATACAAGAAAGTAAAAATAAGAAAATAAAAACAAAAATAGAAAAGTTTGAAGAAAAACTTAATAAATTATATAAAAAAAGTAAAGACATTAGTGACGATAAACTAAAAAAAGAAATAGATTCACAAATAGATGAACTAAAAGCGTCAATAATCAATGAACAAAATATTAAAAATATAGAAGAAAGTAATGCAAATATATATATAACTCAAATTGACGATCTTAAGGGTGATTTAGATAAACTAAATACAACTAAATATGAGTTATTAAAATCTATCAACGATATTAAAAATAGTCAAGAAACATTATTAGTTTCTAAAAATGAAAAAGATTATATTGATAATTTATATGAAGATAAAACTGATATTGATTCAGATAATAAGAAATTATTAGATGAATTAAAAAAAGATAAGTTTATATTAAATATTGATGAAAAATTAAAAATAAAATTAGAACTAGAAAAAAATCTATCAGAACTGACTAAAGATATAAAAGAATTTTATACTTATAAAAACTTATTAGATTCTATTAATAATAATAGTAATAAGATTATAAATAATATTAATTCAAATATTAAAAAAATTAATAGTTGTACAGATAATACATATAAGAATAGTTTAGTTGATATTAATACTAATTTAAAAGTTACATTAGATAATAATAATAAATTATTAGAAGATAATATACTTAAATTAAAAAAATATCTAGATAATAGTGTAAATAATAATACAAAAATTAATATTTTACAATTATTATTTAATATTTTTGATATTGATAGTGAAGTAAATATTTTAAATAATCTTTCAGACAATAATGAAATATTAGAAAATGTTTGTGAATATAATATAAAAAAAGTTGAAAATATAAATTTAAATATTGAAAATTATAATAAAAAACTAAAAGAATTAACTTCTACAAATAATCAACAAGTAGAATTAATAACAAAATTAGAAAGTAATAACTTATTAAATGAAAAAGAATTAAAAAAATTAAAAGTTATAATTGAAAGTTTAGAATTAGACAATATTTATAAAAATAAGAATAATGTATTATATGATGTAGATAATAAATTATCAAATATTAATAGAGATTTAAAAACTAGTTTATCATCAACCGTAAATGAAAATATTCAACTAAGAGAGTATATAGATGAATTAAATATGCGTTATGCACAAAAAAAACAACAATTAGAAAGTAAAAATATGACACTAGAAGCTTTGATTAATCAAAAAATGATAGAATTACAAAATAGTGTTTCCATGGATGAGAAAATTAATTTAAAAAAACAAATTAGAACATTAGAAGATGATAAAAATAATATCTTAAATGAAATTCGAAACTATGCACAACAAAAACAAGACGAATATTTAAAATTAATACTAGAAAATAAACATAAGGGTCAAATTATTGATAATTTATCTATGAATAATAAAAATATTTTACAAAGTAATCAAGATTTAAAAATATTTAATAAAAGATTATTAGATGATTTAACCTTAAAAAATAGACAAATAGTTCAACTTGAAAAAATTGCTCAAAAAGAAATAAATGAAGCACTAAAAGCAATAGATGATTTAAATAAATTTAAACAATCTTCAAGTGCAACACCACAACCATTCTCTCCAAGTGCACCACCACAACCAACACCATTTGTATCTAGTCCTACATTAGACCCTTATGCAACAGCATTTTCTCCAAGTGCACCACCACAACCAACGCCATTTTCTCCAAGTGCACCACCATCACAATTCTCTCCAAGTGCACCACCACCACAATTCTCTCCAAGTGCACCACCACAACCAACACCATTTGTATCTAGTCCTACATTAGACCCTTATGTAGAACCATTTTCTCCAAGTGCACCACCGGAACCAACGGCATTTGTATCTAGTCCTACATTAGACCCTTATGTAGAACCATTTTCTCCAAGTGCACCACCACCACAATTTTCTCCAAGTGCACCACCACAACCAACGCCATTTGTATCTAGTCCTACATTAGACCCTTATGTAGAACCATTTTCTCCAAGTGCACCACCAGAACCACCAGAACCATCACAATTCTCTCCAAGTGCACCACCAGAACCAACACCATTTGTATCTAGTCCTACATTAGATCCTTATGTAGAACCATTCTCTCCAAGTGCACCACCGGAACCAACGGCATTTATACCTATTGAACCACAAGAATTTACTCCAAGTACACCACCAGAACCAACACCATTTGTATCTAGTCCTACATTAGACCCTTATGTAGAACCATTTTCTCCAAGTACACCACCAGAACCAACACCATTTGTATCTAGTCCTACATTAGACCCTTATGTAGAACCATTTTCTCCAAGTGCACCACCACAACCAACGCCATTTGTATCTAGTCCTACATTAGACCCTTATGTAGAACCATTTTCTCCAAGTGCACCACCAGAACCAATACCATTTGTATCTAGTCCTACATTAGACCCTTATGTAGAACCATTTTCTCCAAGTGCACCACCAGAACCAACGGCATTTATACCTATTGAACCACAAGAATTTACTCCAAGTACACCATCTGAATTAAATCCAGATGCACAAGCGTTTTCTCCAATATCTAAATCTACTTTAAATCCTAAATCAGAAAATTTTGTTCCAAATACAACTAAAATTAGTTCAGATGATTCATTAGAAGTTGATACGAAACCTAGTGAATTACTAACATTACAAGAATTATCACAACAAATACCAGTATTGAATGAAAATCAACAACTTATTATAAAAAAAATAGACAGTGGAAACTCATGTAGAGAACATGATGAAGATAATCTTTTACAAAGATTAGAACAAATAGGTAATAATGACTTTATTGAACAATTGGCTAATAGAAATTTTATAGAAAATCAGAATAATGTAAATAAATTTAATCGTGATTTAAAAATTTTGAATGACAATTTAAATAGTATTCATAATAAGTTTGAAGAAGTTTTTATTAGTTTAGATGAATTTAGAGATATACATAAAATATTACAAAAAAAATTTAAACAATATGATAGAGATAACTTAGATGAATTAGATTTAAATTCGGAACAAGAAGAACAAAAAATAAAATATGAAAAAATGATTAAAGTTATAAACCTAATGTATGTATGGATGCAACAATATAATAAATTACGTTATGAACTTAAAAATACTATAGATACATTAAAAAAAAAAGAAAATTTAAATGAAAAAAAAGAAGAAATATTAAGAACAGTACAAAGAAATACTATAAGTATTATGGCAGTTTTTCCACGTGATAAAGTAATCTCTACTAATGATTTACATCAATATCCTACATTAAATGTAAAACAAAACATTTTAGGAACAATACATAAAAATTTTGATAGACAATTGATGTTATCATACTTAGATATTTTATATACTTCTACTAATATAAAACATGGTTCACCAAATAGTTTTATGCGTAAATATTATGAATTACTATTTGTACTACAACGTAAAAATGGTCTTACTGATTTAGAGAATTCTAATCCTAGTATAAAAGATATTATTTTACAAAGTGCTAATATTGAAAAAATAGAAAATTTTCTTAATGATACACAAATTATAAATAATATAACTGATCCTACACTTCAAAGTAAAGAATATAGAGTTGATTTTGAAGACAATATAGACAAAAATGATGAGAATCATGTAATAATAAAATATTTAGGTGGTAAAAATATATTATTATTTGACAAAAAAATATTAGATTTAGTATCAACAAAAGATAGAAAAGACTTATCTATTTTAGTTAATACGATAAATAAAAAATTTAAAGAATTACTTGATAATTATTGTATAAATTGTAGTAAAAAAGAAAAATTTAATAAATTAAATAAACTGTTTAATTTAAATATAAATAATGAGCAAGAATTTTATGATAAACATAATATAACAGTACGAGATTTAAATTTATACATATATCTTAATATAATAGAATTCATTGTAACTAATAAAGAAAATAAAAAATATAATTTACTATTATTAAATATATTAGATAACATTATTATTGAGCATGTAAATTATAGTATATGGTTATTTTTATATTCTAAAAAATTTACATATGAATTATTTAATACCAATATTGAAAATGGAAAGATTAATATTGATCCAATAATTGAATATATTAAAAATAAAGAAAAAATAAAATTTAATAAAGTATCTAATAAAATATTTAAAAATTATTTTACAACAACCTTAAAAAAATATTTATTAAATATTAAAGTAACAAGAGATTACTATAATGAGAATTTAATTTATACTACAGAATATAATAATTTATTAAAAAAATATAAGAATAATAAATACGATTATTCTTATATAACAAAAAAAAATAAAATGAATAATATTTATATTAATTTAAATAATATATCTAAAATAAAATACAATCTTAAAATTAATACAAGTCGTTATAACAAAAATATTATTCAATTATTAAGTATTACTATTAATATAATAATTTTATATAAAAACTTATATTTATTTACTAAAAATATATATACATTTTTCTCAATAAATAATTTAAGAACAATATCAGAAGTAAATATTATTAACGAAAACTTTAAAAAATATCTTAATATTTCAGCATTTATTG